CGAGAATTTCATCTTCCGTGATTTTACCCTCCACAGCCTTACCATCTGCCACTTTGCCCGCCGCTACAAGCTGCTGAAACTCTCCGGGGCGGGCGGTTGCCAATGCTGCTAACAATTTTTCAAACATTGCTACCTCCTTTTCGGCCTGCCCGGTTTGCCCGGCTGCGGCCATTCTGATAAATTTTCCCCCTCCGATGGGGTCATACACTACATCAACGGAATCCACTTTGACAATGGATTCTACAATCCTTTTTCCTTTAGCTACTTTGCCCATAACATCATGTGATAAGCCGATCAGATCGGTTTTCCCCTTGCTGAACGCATCTATCAGATCATCGCGAAGCCATGCTGCGGATTTGAGCAGATTAAGTGTGCCCTCAATGCCGGTAGTATTCGGTTTTACATCCGATATCCAGCCCACCAGGTCACGTATTGATTTCCCGAAGGGGTTTTTCGGATTCGCGTGTTGCCCCTGAGTCAAAGCAAAAACTCTTGCACCATCGTACAACGGGACAGCGGCTTTCAGCACATCATAGGGGTATTCCACATTGCCCTGTTTGTCCTGTCCGGCATCTATGATCTGGACATGCCATTGATATCCTTTTTCCGCATCTAAGGCATTATCAACTGCTGACAAGAGTCTCGCTGCCGCGGCAACTCTTACATAATCCACCTGTCTGCGTACCTTTGCCATGTCTCCGGTTATAACCTTGTCGGTTTCGTCAAGGGTGTACGGCACTTCATAGAGCGCCCCAGACCCGTCAGAGATAATGCAGTGATCCGCATAAACGTCGATTACATCGCCCCTTGAATTCGGGAACGCCGCGGTAAACGCATCACACAGAGCTCGTCTTATTTCGCTGAAACTCAGCATCGCCTACGCCTCCTTGCCTGTTTCCTTACCGGCATCCTCGCCGGAATCCTTACCGGCATTTTTTGCGGGCGTTTTAGGAATGTTGTATTTCTGGCCGTCTTTTGTCACTATGTGGAATGTATCGCCGTCGTCTCTCTGTGTGAGTAGGTCGGAGGTCTTTAACTGCCTTTCAACAGAAAAATGCCTCTTCTTTTTTCTCCCATCATCGGCAACTTCTTTCAGTACCGATGTTCTGAACTGCAATCCTGCTAAATGTTTTTGTTCTACCTCAGCCATGGTTTATCCCTCCTTTATTTTGTACGTTAAATCTTTTTACTTCTCGCTGTATTTGTCACATCCTGTAAGGATTCCACAGCCATAGAACTTATCACTGAGCCTGCTCATATATTTGGCAGTCTCATCCAGCGCCAGGATTTTCAATATGCCCACCTCGGTAATCCATTGCACTCTATTCCACGATATGTAAGGTTCGTTGACGTTATAAGACACAGCCTCCGCATTTGATCCGGATGACGTATTATCAAAGACGCAAACACCTGAGATAAAAAGTATTGCGATTACTATGAAGCACCTGATCATCATTTTTCTTTTATCTTTCACCTTGCACCTAAAATTGATTCCGCGATACCCGAACTCGGAGGTCCCCAGGACGGGTGATACGGTACATGATCACAGCCGCAATGGATTACTTCACTGAGCGGTGCATCCGGAGACCGCGGGAACATCATCGGGATCCCGTCCACCATAAATGGCTGATCCACCGGCACATGCTGCCCGGATGCTGCCATGTGTGATAGTCTCGGCGCTCTCGGATGCCCTGCATGTATCCACTGCTTTTCCAAACCTTCAACATGTTGCATCGCTTCATTCATCCGGAACTGTGTGGCCTCTGAAAATATTCTCCCCATTTCCGTCTCCGTGATCGTCTCAGCTCGCAGCGCGATGTTTGCGAATTTGCCCTTGTCTATTGTCGTGCCTATTGAAGCTGATACTTCCTGCGGAGTTTTTGCGCCGAGGATCCCCAGATTAATCTCACCTTTGATCTGAAACCATGTATCCCCGAAGAGCTTTTCCAGATATGAATTCGAATAATCTTTCAATGCATCCAGAGAGCTTATAGAAATATTTATATGTCCCATAAGTCCTATCTGTCCTATTCCTAAACCCCCGGTGCGCAATGCCGAACTCACCAGTTCACTGCCTTTGTTCCACATGTTATCAAGCTGGCCCGACAATTCGCGCGTAGCTGTGCCTTCATAATCTGCTATGCGGATCTCCAGGCTATCAAGGAGCTTTTTTAAAGAATACGAATCCCATGATCCGAGCGCGGCCCGGCCTATCTCGTCAGTAATCTGACCGTGTAGATTTTTCATGATGCCCAGCATAGCCTCCGTCCCCGTCAGGATGCCGCGATCTTTTTCTTTTAGAATCCGTTTTATCTCTTTTGTCACTTCAGGCATGACCGATCCGCCTGTCCCCATAAGGGGGCATATTTGCGTTGTGACGCATTTGACTCTTTCATGAGGGCAAATATCCGCATAAATCCATTGACACGTGTTATAACTATGTCAATAGCGATTTCCGCGGGGGTTTTGCGGGTCATTCACCCTCCACAATCTTCAAATCCGGCTTGCTATCTTTCTTAGGGTTTTTATAATCCTCATATCCTTTTTTCACTTCCTGCTCTTCCAGGTTCTTTTTTATCTCCTCAAAATCCATATCCACGCCTGTAAACGAGACCACGCTTGCAAATATCCTCCGCGCAGTATCTTTATCCACCCACTCCTGCATTTCCGCTGTGACACAGGCTGTGCCCATCTGCTGAGCTGCCGTACTCATCTTAGCAATATCCTTTGTGCCCATCTCCGGGGTGCTCGTGCTGAATTTGGCGTCGTCATCGGTTACCCTGAGATACCGGGCGTTGCGGGCCTGCCGGATCTGATAGCCCAGCATGTCCTCGATGATGTATTTCACGGTCAATTGTTTCTGGCTCATGATTTTGAGCGCGGGCATATCCATCTCTGATGCTGTGGCGCGGTTTACATCCCCGCCGCCTCCATACCAGTGTTCCGGGAAACCCCATCTGCCCAGGATATGATTCCTGAAAAGCCGTGCGCCTTCTTTTGCATCCGCTGATTTTAAATCCGGCGTTATTGCCTGGAGCTTTACTTTTTCATTGTGTCCAAAGGCTGAACCGGACTTCTTTGACAGGTTTTTAAGTTGTTCTTTGATGGCAGTATCATCGCCGCCATCTACCTGCAAATCCCAGATAAACGAATTGAACTGCGGCCATTTATCCGAGTAATCAAACAGAAATTGCTCATATACATCGAGCCAGTCTGCAACGGACAGGAATGATGACCTGCCTCTGGGAGAATTGGTAACATTATTTATTGCCCAGTAAAAGCACTCTCCGTCGGTGAATTGTTCCCGCAGTTGCTGAGCCGCAGGCGACAGCATATATTCCGCCTCTTCAGGCAGGATTGTCATATATTGTTTGGGTTCCGTATTAACGGCATTTCCTCCGATCATACCCGTCCAGGACTTTGTTAAAACGCCTATAATCATCCTGACATTCTCCGGGTCGGTGACAACCATGTCGATCCGTGCGGGGTCGATGTAACCAAGCTGCACCCGGCCTGTCTGTTTTGCCGTAAATGCCGGAAGACATAACTCTCCGAATATCTGGAGTTCATTCACATGCTTTGGAAAATATAAAGGCATCCTGTTAACAGGATTGTGCCAGAAGCCGTCAAGAACAGCTTTCGTCTCTGGATGCTTAGCCTCATATGGTATGCCCTCCGCCAGAATAAAAGCCGTCGTGACGTCCACCAGCCATCCGGCAAGGGGGTTTGTCTCGATCAGCCAGTAGGCTATCTCGATCATGCGATCCTGAGTTACGGGCAGCAGGCTCCGCTCGTCATTGCCGGTCAGTTTCCGCCATTGAATATCCTCAGCGGAAGGTGCAGACAAGGAACTGCTTGCAGCGGATACTCGCTTCGCGGTTTCCTGCGGCTTTGCCGCATTATTTAACCAGGGTATATTGTTCCACCAGCTCATGCGGCTCTCCTTTGATTTCTGCCGTAATGGTCTCGTATCCTTCCTAAGCGCGGTCTCTCGGCATGGTAATCATCATCCACTGACTCGCTGTTTACCGAGGTTGCAACCACAAAACCTGCCTCGATCAGACTCTTTAACTGCTCAAGCGCATCGGGCCCATCGTCATGGTCTCCCATGGGATAGTGTATGAGCTGATCAATTAGCGCCCGCATGTTGCGGCGGAAGATGATCCAGCCGTTTTTTATCCAGGGCTGAAGGGTCTGTATCCGGAGCATTTTATCTACGTGTGGTTTTAATTCCACCACGTTAAGCGTCAGGTTTCTTTTATGTGCCTCATTGGCAAGTGTAGTGGCAAAGAATTCCTGAAACTGGATTGATTCCACACCGAAGATATTGAACACATTCCGTTCATGATATACGAGAATATCGTCTATGATCCTGTCGGGTACCCGTTTCTCAATATCGGCAATCTCAAGATAAATACGTCCGTTTTTGTACCTGCCCGCGACAATTGCCGATGGATCGTGGCGCTTTGATTTCTTGCCCATAGACGGATCTACCACGCCGACAAGCGGTATACCGGTAAGATCAACGTCGTTATCTTCGTCGCCCCAGTAGGCAATATCTTCTTCTTTAAAGAAACAATCTTCCGGATTAATCGGCTCATTCTGTTTTTCACTATCGAAATATGCACGGCCTTCAGACACTCGCATTTTCATGAGGTAGTAATAATTCTCCCTTTCCGGCCAGAGCACTTCCGTATCTGCGGTCATTTCCCCAAGATGCTGCAAGTAAAAATCGTCAGCACGGTTTTCTGCTTCTCCCTTGCCGATTGTAATATCTGAGAATATTGCTTCCCAGGCATCCCATAACTTAGACTGCGACCATTTCAAAACAGCTTTGAATTTCTGGCCTTTCCATCCCGGTTTTTTCAAAAGGTTATTCAAAAGGCTGTCATAATGAAGTATCGTTCCGACAACGATATAGACAGTATCCGGCTGGCCGATCTTCATGAGCGCCTTAAAAAACCACTTCTCCAGCTTCTTGCGTTGATCCGGTGACTCAACGGCTTCGTCATTTTCGAGATCATCTCCAATCACCAGGTCAGGACGCTTTGAGCCGTGACGCATACCACGCATTCTTTGTCCTGCGCCTATACCCCTGATCTTTACATCATTGCGTGTAATGATTGTATCTGCTCTCCAGACCGGACCCTCTCCGCAGAGATCCGGGAAGTCCTGTTTTAACCGCTCGTTTGTCTCTAATTCGGCCTTGATAAAAGATACAAAATCATGTGCCTGCAGTGCTGTCTCCGATACAAGCAGCGGGAATATACGGTGTTTATAGGCTGCGCACCAGAGCGGCAGGATCAGTGTAGTCCAGGTAGATTTTGCATTACCTCTCGGTGCAGCGTCGGCTTCACGATCTCCCTCGCCGGTTTCTACTGCACGAGCGATTATCTGCGGATATCGGAGGCAAAAATATTTATGCAACGCTGACGGCGGAGTGTCCAGATAGTGCGGGAAATATGTCTTTCCGAAAAACTCCAGGTCTTTCTTTGCCCTGCTTACACGCTCTTTCTGAGCTTTTTTGTCGTCTGGAAAAGGTTTTGCCTTACTCTGAATCAGAGCCCTTAGACTTTCGATCTCCCGGTCAAACTTCTTATCTTTCACGCTAAGCGGCATATTTCTCCCTGGCATACTTCACAAAGTCGTCAAAGATCCCTTCAATGACAGCAACCGCTCCGGGGTCATTCTTGCTCAGCCAGTCTATGAGGTCTTTCATAAAATCAATAAACAGTGCGGCTTTAAACGCGCCGGTTTTAGAACGTACATCAGATATTGTTTTGCAAAGGTTTATATAGCCGTTCAGTGCATTTACATCCGTCTTCATATCGCCCAGACCTTCCAGATATCGGTCGTAACGTTCTTTTTGTTTTGTCATATCGGCCAGAAGTTTTTCATCAAAAGATATGTTTATATCTTTTGCTTTCCGTTCCTCAGTCTCAGCCCTTGCTGCCCGGTCTTTCCAGGTATATTTCTCGGCCCAGTCATACAGGGTAGGAGCGCTGATAATAAAACCTTTCTTTTTCAGTTCCTTCAGTGTGAACTGATAATTTTGCCCACAGTCTCTCCAGGTCTGATAGGCAGTTTCTCTTGTCTCATCTTGATATGATTTATTTGCCATGCGGCTTCTCACACCTTGGGATCAATACGCCGACATCCTCATCAATGATGCAATTCACCAGATCGTCGCCTTTTTTGGTGATTGATATTTCAACGATTCTCCCGCCGTATTTCTTTTCAATCCTTACATATCCCCCGTCCTGCAGATACCTCAGCTCCGGCATTATTTCATTAACAAGCATGGCGTAGCCGAAGGTGTAGAGATTGCTTTGCAGATCTGAAAGTTCCCGTGTGCCTTCACCTGCCTTCAGTATCTCCAATATCAACCCCCGCACCCTGATTTCTCGCATAACCTCGTTCATTGATATCCCCTCTCAAGCCTGTCGATAACAACTTTCAACATGATCTTTATGTCCTGGTGGTCCCTGTCATCCCTGGCAAATATCCCTTGTATGCAGGTTTCAAGCTTTTCCAGACTCAAAGCCTGTTTTGTCATTGCTTCAGCCTGGGCTTTCTGTGCTGTAATGAATTCATTCCCGAACTTATCAATCAGCTTATCCGCTAATTTAAGAAGCAGCATATATCCGACATAAATAAGTATTCCGGCAAGCACTGCCCCCGGCCCCCAAAATACCAGCGTTTTTAAAACCTCTCCCCAGGTCATTTAATGCTCGCCTTTGCAAGTAGCACGGTTTTGTCATCGCTACCCTTGGAACTGCCGAAAAAGTATTGTGTCACGGCTCCGAAGCCTGCGCTAAGGGAACCGAAGAGCATATAGATCACTCCGCTTGAATCAGGTGGTAATGCCCGAAAGATCAGCGTTGCCACCAGAGCAAAAAAACCGAGCACGAGGACCCATGCGAGCATATAGAGGTTGATGTCCCGTTTGCCTGTCACTTTAGTACCTTCCACCTCTCTATGCCGTGCGTCGGCTACATCGGCAAGGCGCAAGCGCTCGGCATCGAGGATCATCTTCTCCAGTTCCAGCTTATGATTGAGTTCAAGCTCTTTAAGTTTTAACGCTGCCTGGGGGTCTGCTTGTATGGCCTGCACGACCTGATCGGGTGCTGCATCTACTCCAAAGAGTGAAGCTATGATCCCGCCTACTGCTCCCCCGGCAGGGCCGAGCAAAGCCGTACCTGCAAGCGGAGCTATCTTCGCAATGATTTTTCCTACATCACCCCATTCCATGTCACCCCTCCTTATGATTGGCTTGTAGCTCTATAGCTTTCTGCCATGCACGCAGTGAGCGACCTATCCAGCCATCAAAATAATCTTTATACTTTTTTGGATTTTTGCATCTCAGAGACCAATAATACATTTGTCTGCGGAGCGTATATACGGCTATGTCATCGTAAACAAGCAATGATTTTGCGGCTACAGCCCCGGCGTTATATGAGAAATCCGCTGCAAGCAGATCTATGCCGGGAGGTAGTTTATCTCCATTAACAGGATTCCAGAACTGCTCACGGAAGACCTTACGGACAAGCTCGGAATCCACTTTCTTTACGTCATCCTTATCTACATCCCCGTCATGATCGAGATCGAGTTTAAGCGTCTTCATCAGACCAATTGTAAGCCCCATCTGTGTAGCACCTGCGTGGTCTACAACATAGTCGCCTTCTTCCTTAAGGATAAATTGCAAGGCAGGATCAAAACTTGTTTCCATAAAATCCTCCGGTTGATTGATGAGGATCGGGGCCTGCACATCGTCAGGTCCCCGTCCGATAGATAAACTATTCCCCGTCAAGCGAGGACAGGTCACGTGTGTGGTTTTTGCTGTGAGTCATTATAGGGAGATTCTAAGATATGCTACTGAATAATGCTTACTGAACGGTTCAAGAATTTAAGTTGAAATATGCTAAGTTTGACAGACAAAAAGGGCTTTTATTATTACTGGTCAGTATCGGAGGAAATTCTATTCAAACACTTCTTTTCAAGTTCCCATCTAATCCCGGTCATTATTATATGATAAACGTTAAACACAAATGATTTAAGAAGAAGTATGGAATTGACAAAACAGGTACCAACTAAAACAAATCCTACATTTACCAACCATTTCTTTACTATTCTGGCAATATCGATATTTATCCAGGATAGCAAAATAGAACATAAACCACCTGTTGAAGCAAACAGTTTTATGCTTATACAAAATATAGCAAATGCCATATAAATTGCAAATACATACATGAAAGAAAATAAGATATATTTTAAGAAACTAAGCTGGCTCTCTTCCTCTGTTGTTTGTGCCATTATCTTGAGTAATTCTGGTTTAATCTGTGTAGCGGCTACTGTAAAGCCTGCAAGCAGAAATGCGAGCATTTGAGTCGTAAAAACAAAACCCGCGTTTGATAGTGTTCTGACTTCATTAGCAATGTCTAATTCTGATTTGGTATTTAATAACACATATAACATAAGTAGTAAGATCGTTATACCGGTTGCTATATTATTGAATTTCTTTGATGGCAATCTTCTTGCTTGTTTATATATTTGAAAAAGATTCTTTTCCGCAGTTAATTCCTGCATAAAATCTTTATTATTCAATTTTTTTGCCATATTCCAATATCTCCAAAATCTTCTTGATGGAGGGTAGTTCAATATTTATTTCAATCGTACCCTGTTTTAGAAGTTTTTTAAAAGCATTATACATTTCATTTGCGTTTTTCCGTATAACATCGTGGATGTTTTCGACTGGAATGCGAAGCCTAAAATTGTTATTATTCCCTTTCAGAACACTTCCATATTCATCTTTTCCTTCAAGATTTATACGCGCGTTTCCGTCTCTCGCAATTGGTTTCAACTGCCTGATAGCTTCTTCTTTCAATAAGCCCTTTCGGTTGTTATGTATCAAGGTAGTTTGATCCGAACCAATATCACCCATTTTATTTCTTATCATCTCAAAAAGAGGATCTGTATCGGCTTCATTATTTGTTTGTACTAACTTGGCGTTTATAGTTTTCAACAAACCATATCGGTTAATAAACCTTTCAAGGTTTTCATCGCTGGACAAAGGAATTATATCGACCGATGGATATGGGCATTCTTCTAATAAGGTTTTTTTAGTTACGGAAGAATCTCCTTTTGGATTGTTTTTATGAAAATCATAGGTCTTATCTATATATTCTCTATGTTTTATTCTGATAAACTTATCTATTGTAGCCTCAAAAGATTCTATTTTAGGGGCATTTGATGTTTCAGGTAAATATATGAATTTATGATTATTTAATATAAGAAGGAAGAGCGCGGATGGTGCGGATGGTATTTCCATATCATCTTTTTTTATATCTATACCATCAAAAATCTGTTCTCTTTTCAATTTGGTGTCTTTAATAAATCGTCCCGTAATGCCAAATACAGGGTTGTCTCCGTCTTCAAGTTTAATCAATTCTGTTTTGTGAAAACAGTACCGTGTATTACCATAAGATCGAACAAGCCCTTCCACAAGAAATGCCGGTATAACTATCTCAGTGGCATAGTCGAGCAATACCTTTCTTTCTCCAAATTTACATGTAAAATTTGCAAATTCGATCTCACGTTTTTGTGCCATATTTACCCCCATGTAATGGATTTTTATCATGTTATCACATGGAGAATTTTTTAACTATTAAAATTATCAAACAACCCTTCTTGTCCTTTATGGACTATTCCCTTTTCTTCCAGCACTTCATAGACAAAACGCTCCGATACATCCAGTAGTTTGCAGAGTTCTTTTACGTTGTGACCATTGAAATGCTTTTTGACATACCTTTTCTTGATCTTGTTCAACGGTGTCGTGGAAACATATATATTCATAGACGGGAAATGTTCCCATAGCTTCATCAGAACATCAAGACCACACCATTCGTGCACAAGCTTGGCGTCTTTATCCAGCAGATCTTCAATCTCAATATCTCTTACCCATGCAAGGGATCTGTCGCTCATACCTGTGTTTGCTCCGTGCTCCTGTCCTCGTGCAACGGGGCCTGTCCTCGCTTGACGGGGGAGTTATTAAAACTGCATCCACAGCGTTTCTCTGCCTTTATCATTGCTTTTAATGCCTCGATAACCATACTTGCCTGGTATGACAATATTACCCTGTCCACAG